TTATCAATAAACTCTTGAAGTGATGGATACTTCATCTTGATAGTAATGTTGTCATCAACTTTAATTTCAGATTGATGATTCTCTGGAATCACAACTTCAATCTGATCAATATCTACTGTTGCCTCAACTTGTGTTTCATTATCATCAGGGCAAGTAACAATCAGTTCTACTGATTCGCCAACTGACTTTGCTCTGATATGTAAGAACAGGTATTCAATATCAAAACTTGGAAGAGTATCAATCTTAATTCCTCTTGTCAAAATACAATCCTTTAATGTATTTTTGACGGCATTAGTAATTTCTTTTGAGTTTCCACTTTCCATAGCCAAGATAAGAATCTTCTCTTCCTTGACAAGAAAAGGTCTGTACTTGATTGTCTTTTTATTTGATGGTAACGTCAACTCATAAGTTGGAGTTGCAACTATAGGTAAAGGCATCTTGAAATATAAAGTTCAGTTGTGACTATTTATTATCTTATCCTAACCCTCGATTAGGCCCTGGTTCTCCTGGAAGTCTTACCCCACCTCTTCCCACTTCACTTCCTAATTTACCTGGAGGAACTTTAAATTCATATTGAGGTGGAACTGGTGTATTAAGAATCCCTTCTATTATTGCCTCTCCACCTCTTTTTGATGCAGATGAAGCACGTGTTGATGCAGAATCTGTTCCAGGTTGAGCACTTGAATTGCTTGCTAAACCATCAGCACCATAAACTGTCCTAGCACCTAAAACTTTATTTTCATAATGATACACATCATAATTAAATGTAACAGTTGTTCTTAACAAATTAGCACCTTCATAAGAAACAGGAAGTGAAATAAGATTTGTTGGATATGCTTCTAATAATGTATAAATTGTTTGACTTGGTTCATTTATTGTTCCCCCAGAAATTAATCTTTGTGATGGAAATTTAAAGTCTTTTTCAAATTTAGTGATAATAACTTGTTTCTTATACCCAGTATTATTAGTTCCTGGATAATTAAACTTTTGATATGAATTTCCTCTTACACCAAGATTTGGACATATTGAAGATATCCACTGTTCAAAATACTCTAAAACTTTATAATCAAAATCAACATAAAAACTAACATCAACAGGAGGATAAACTCTTTTGTTAGCATATGTCTGAGTCAATCCTTGTCTATCACCAAAAACTTGTGTTGTTTCTAAAGAAGTTCCTGGAATGACTGCTTCATATGCAAGAAAGTTTATGTCATCATTACTCACACCACCAAATGATGAGTTGATATAAACATCAAAATAATTAGATAGAGAAGGTTTGAACCTTGATATAAGTTCATCAGTTGTATAATACAAATTCTTGTATGGAACTGCCATCTAAATACTTGGAGTGTCTATATTATATGTATGAGCTATAAGGGGATATATAAACCATCCAATCCCAAAAAGTATATTGGTGACTCAAACAATATCATTTACAGGTCCTTGTGGGAAAGGAAGTTTATGTATTACTGTGACATGAATGAAAATATTCTTAAATGGTCCAGTGAAGAAATTTGGATACCATACTTATCTCCATTAGACAGAAGAGTTCACAAATATTTTCCTGACTTCTACATCAAGTACAAAACAACAGAAGGAATCATCAAAGAAAGTTTGATCGAAGTAAAACCTAAAAGACAGGTTGAAGGTCCTAAACCACAAAAGCGTGTGACTCAAAAACAAATGTATGAGATAAAGGAGTATGCCAAGAACCAGGCTAAGTGGGAAGCAGCAAAAGAGTTTTGTGCTGATAGAAGATGGGAATTCCAAATCTTAACGGAGGATAATCTTGGCGTATAAAACTATCTTTGAACAAGTTCAAGAAAGTTCTGGTGGCAAAAAACAATCAAAGGATTGGTATAGAAAGGAATTAGTAGAATTTGCACCAAGAAAATTAATCACAGATGAAAGGTCTGATGAGATTGGTGATGAATTAGAACGAGATAAAAATTTATCTACAACATTTCCAAGATTATTCAACCTGATGTTCTATCAGTACAAAGCAAAGTGGCGTCAGGACTTACCTTACTATGATAAGTATCCTCTGGCATTTGTATTGGAAATGGATGAGAGGTCTTTCTTTGCAGTCAATTTACATTACTATTCACCAGAAGAACGCATGGGATTGGTAATGAGTTTATCAGAAGATAAGATTCCAAGTTTTAGGAAAGGAGCACATAAATACTTGATATCAGAGGTCAGAAGTCCTTACTTGATATTAGCACAACAAGAATGGCAAACCATGTGTCTATTACCAGTAGAAGAATTTGTAAGGGATTTGGGTGGGGTAGAGATACCAATTCCTTCCAACAAGGTGTGGGGTAGATAAGATGGCATCTCGTATTTTAAAATCAAATTATCCAGGTCTTGTTTATAAAGCTAATTTGACTGCAGTTCCTGCAGATTTAAGATATGATCCTACAAATGGTAATGTTGAATTAGTGCAACAAGGTCCTGGAGGAAAAGTTTTAATGGGCTTAAGTGGGGGGTCCTTGGGGTTCACTAACTATGGACAGTCTGTTCTTCAATTTTTTGATCCAAACTTGCCACAATCAGCTCAAATGCCAGCAGAGCCTTTTGCAGCTCTTATTATTAATGATGTAAGAGCTGCTGCTGCTGCAGTTGGTGGAAAACTACCATCTGGGAGAGATTTTCAGCGTGGAGGAACTCAACCAGCACCTGCAACACCACCAGCAGGACAACCACCAAGAACAACACCAGAATCTGCTGCTGCTGGTCCAGAAAGTCCAGCAGCAGCAGACGAAACAATAGGAGGATTGAAACCATTTAACCCTGGTGATTTTGAACAAAGAAAATCATTTGGACCTTTAAAGTATCCAGACTCAATAAATTCTGGACAAGATAGAATCATTATTACGCAATTTCAATATAAAAGATCTGGTGTCCTTCAAAGAGAGGGTAATTTTAACAACGTACTCGGAGAAAAAAACGAAGATAAATCTTTAAAAAATGTTGTGGGTTCTGTAACATTGCCTATGCCTAATGATATTTCAGAAACAAATTCAGTTGGGTGGGGAGAAGATAGTTTAAGTAATATAGCAGCTGGTGCTATGGGAGCTTTGGGAGATGTAACAGCAGGAGTAGCAGGTGCAAATCTTGGTCAAATAAAAGAAGGATTGACAACACTTGAAAGTTTTCTTAAAAGTGAAGGAGTAGGGACAAGGGCAAGACAATTTTTAACTGTCAAGGCAGCTGCTGGAATAGTAGGAAAACTTGGAGTACAAGTAAATCCAGAAGCATTTATTACAAGATCTACTGGTGCTGCAATCAACCCTAATTTAGAACTCCTTTTTAATGGACCAAAGTTAAGGCAGTTTGGATTTCAATTTAAAATGACTCCAAGAGATAAAGGAGAAGCAGATCAAATTAGAAGAATTATAAGATTTTTTAAACAAGGAATGTCCCCCAGAAAAGGTATAAAAGAAGAAACATCATTCTTTTTAGGAACTCCAAATGTTTTCAAGTTACAATTTAAATCAGGAAATAGTGAGTTAAAAAGTATTGGAAAAATAAAAACTTGTGCATTAGTTTCCTTTGCAGTCAATTATACTCCAGATGGTTTCTATGCAGCATATACAGACCCTGCTGCTGGTGGGTCACAACCAGTATCAGTAATAATACAATTAGGATTTACTGAATTGACTCCAATATTTAATGATGAATATGATGATAATCAAGATGATATTGGACCTAATAAAACACCAGCAGCAGGTCCTTTGGTGCCACCACCAAAACCAGGAGATCCTGATCCACCAAATAGACCACGACCACGAAACAGGAGGGGGGGAGGATGACATATTTCAGAGAAGTATCAGACTTACTTTACCAGTCACAACAAACAAACAGAAACTCTGCATATGATTATGCAAGAGTCAAGAACCTGTTTAGAAGAGCAAAGATTCGTGACGACTTCTTTCAGAATGCTACTACCTTTACAAAGTATAAGATTGTTGGTGAAGAACGTCCTGACCAAGTAGCAGAGAAAGTTTATGGAAGTTCTACCTATGATTGGGTTGTTCTAATCTCAAACAATATCCTCAACATAAGAACTGAATGGCCACTGTCTGATGCAGAGTTTTCTAACTACTTGGAAAGAAAATATACAGAAGCAGAGTTAGCATCAGCACATCA